CTTACAATCACCATTTAAATAACATAAAAGGAGAGAGATATGTTACAAGAAGCAATGTTTCCAGTTAAAGAAGTGCCTGCTACTTTCATAGATACAGGTAATCAATTTCAACATAATGATACTGGATACAAATTCATAGTCAGAGAAGATACAGGAGATATACTTAGCTGTATGACCGACAATTATAAGCTTGTAAAGAATGAAACAATAATAAAATATGCACAACCTATTATTCAGAAGAATGGCGGAGAAATTAAAGAAGTCAATCTTTTAAACAATGGGGCTAAAGTTCATATGAGCTGGCATTTTCCAAAACAAGTAGTAAATGTTGGAGGAAATGACGATGTTACACCAGAGATTATTATTAACAACAGTTATAATGGTACAGTTGGAGTCAACATAATAGCCGGTGCTTTTAGATTAGTATGCACTAATGGAATGATAATAGGAATAATAGCTAAGAAGTATATGAATAAACATATTAAATCAAATGTTTCACTAGACGATTTAGAGGGTATAATCATAGAAACAATGGAAAATACTAAAGTTATCTTCAAAGAAGAGTTTCCTCTGTTACAAGAAACAAACTTTAAAGATAAACACTTAGTTAGTTTCTTAAAGTTATTTCCTATACAGGCAAATGAAGTAATTACACAGTCTCTTATAGCAAATAGACCTAAAACATTTTGGGATTTATTTAATGTAGGCACTAACGTATTAACTCATCATATGAATAGGGGTTCTGAATCAACACACTCTATTGAAAATCTATTATATCCCTCTATTAAAAATTGGGCTATGAAAGAGTCAAAAGTTGCCATCGCTTGATTGGTACGATTGTCCAATTGTGATACCTTACTATGGTGGTAAGTATGAGCTGAGCAGAAGATTTGTTCCGCTTATACCCCACCATGATAGGTATTTTGAAGTATTTTCTGGAGGTTTATCAATGTTCTTTAGAAAAATTAAAGCTGATTGGAACGTACTAAATGATAAAGACAACAACATTGTTAATTTGTATATGTGTATCATACATAAATTAGATGAACTAGTAGAAATATTAAATTGGCTTCCCAAATCTCGTAAATTATTCTTAGATTTCCGAGCTGAGGTACAAGATAAAAGAGAGATTTCGATACCTGATCCTTTAAGAGCAGCTCAATATTTCTATTGTATTAGGCACAGCTTTAATAAATTAATTCATACTCCTTTGTCAATGATGAAAGACTGGAATAAAGACTGGAAAAAAGAATTCGAATATTCAAAACAAAAGATAAATGGAGCAACAATAGAGAACTTAGACTTTGGAGAATTAATTGACAGGTATGAACCAAGATTGGGAGACTTTTGGTACCTTGACCCACCATACTTTATAGCAACAGACAAAGGCGATTATTATCAATATAACTTTAATGCGGAAGACCACATAAGGTTAAAAGATAAAGTCGATAAAATACATGAAGGTGGTGGAAAGTTTATGGTTAGTTATGATTATAGAGAAGAGGTATATGAATTATACAAAGATTATGACATTAGAACAATAAACTTAAAATATGCAGGGGCTACAAACGAAGCGAAGAAAAAAGAAAGAAAAGAATATTTAATAATAAACTATAAACCAGCTAACCAAGTTGGTTTATTTAAAGAGTAGGGAGAAATCATGGACGATAAAAAAATAAAAGTATTACCATCATCAACTCAGGCAGAACAGGCATTATTAGGTTGCATAATACAAGGAGGCGAGCGTGAACAAGAAATTGCAATGGCTTGGATAAGAAATGACAATGCTTTTTATACAATAGAAAATAAAAATATATGGAAATCAATGGCTGAACTTTATAAAGATGGAGTTGAAATTGATATAATAACATTAACAAATAAAGTAAAAGATATGCACGGAGACAGTAAAGCATATTATATCAGTGGATTAACTGAAAGCTTTACAAGCAAATCTAATATTGAGAATTATGCTAAAATAATATGGGAGAAATACATACAGAGAGAAACTGCTAAGTCAGCAGAGGCTCTTTTAAACGCAAGTTATGAAGACTATAAAGAAGTTGGCAGTATATTAGAGAAACACAGCAGGTTAATTAATGAATTAAGACAAATACAACCATCAAAGATAAGAGATATTGGAGTACTAGTTGATGAAATGAAAATGACAGTAAAAGAAGATTCAAATCTGATTCCGTTTAATCTTGGACACTTAGATACATTTGCTGGTGGTATGACTAGAAAAGAACTGACAGTTTTAGGAGGCAGGCCTGGTCATGGTAAAACAACCCTTGTTATTAATATAGTAAAAGGACTTATTGAACAAGGATACAGAGTGATGTTATTCAATCGAGAAATGAGCAATACAGAGATGCTGAAGAAAATGGTGGTAATGGAATCAAACTCTCTAAAATACGGGAATATAAGACGAAATGACCTATCTGAGAATAATAAGGGTGAGTTTGAATTAATATCTGAGAAATTGAAAGGAGAATACAAAGAACTTATAATGTATGATAATGTAAGAACACTTGATGAATGTCTCCGTGAAATTGCTAAACATAAACCTGATGTTATAATTGATGATTATATACAGTTAATAGATGTTGAAGGAGTAAGGGAAGGAAGAAGATTTGAAATAGAAAAGATAATGCAAGAATATAAATGGATATGTAAACAGGAAAACTGTTCTGCTATATTAGTATCACAGTTAAATAGAGAAATAGAGAAAAGATTAGACCCAAGACCAAGAATGAGTGATTATGCAGAGTCAGGTGTAATTGAACAAACTGCTGAATCCGCTATGTTTGTATTCTATGGACATAATTTCGACAGTGAGAGATATAATCCATATAAGAGTGAAATCATAGTTGCTAAAAGCCGGTATGGTAAAATAGGAACTCATATGATAGGCTTCAATGGTGGTAGATGTAAATTCTATATGAATTCCACTATGGCAGAAAAAGATAATATTACATAATAAAAGACGATGATTATAATAGGAATAGACCCCGGAGCAGGAGGGGCAATGGTAATTTGGGACAAGAAAATATCAAAAATATATAAATGTCCAGCTGACACAGAAACAATGGCAGATATAATTAAAGAATCTCTTTATATTAATAGAGCAAAAAATGTACGAGAGGTTTTTGCATACATAGAACTAGTACATGCTATGCCACATGATGGTAGAAGCTCATTATTCAAATTTGGGACTAACTATGGTAAGTGGTTAGGTATCTTAGGAGCTTATAAAGTACCCACCACGCTCGTTTCTCCCCAAAAGTGGATGAAGTATTGGAAAGATAAATTAAACATCAAATTACCCAAAGATAAACCAAATAGAAAGAGAGCATTAAAAGAGATAGCTTCACACTATACAGATAAGAAAGTCACACTATATAATGCAGATGCTATATTAATCACAATGTACGGACTGTACGACAAAAAAGAGGGAGGTTAAATATGATAATAGGAAATAACTATATTTCTTTATCAATAAGCGAATATGAAAAAGAAAAAAAAACAACTAAATTCATACACATTAACTTTATATTAATATCATTAATGATTCAATTAGAAAAAACGTATATAATGTTCACAATATCACTATTCGATAAAATAGAGGCTAATATAACACTATTAGTTAACTAGGCGGTAAAATAAGAGCCCAATTTGTTTGACCTTTTATTTTCATTTTGGGCTTCTACCGCCTTTAAATTCCCATTGATCTATAAAGTTTTGTTAATTCCACTTCCCGTTGTTTTCTTTTTTCTGATAAAATTTGTGATTTTGTTTTATCTATCTTCTTTTTCATTGGCTTCCAAGGCAGATACTTTAATGGAAATTTTTCTCTAGCTTTTCTTGTCCATGCTTTAGGATATAACCCAAATTCATGCATTAACACACTCCATATTGTACCATTCTGCAAAGCTTTCCAGTTTCTAGGTATTTTAGCCATCTCAACGTTAAACGTAGATAGTAACCTCATACCTTTTTGTTCATCTGTTAATTTATATGCATTATTATATCCAACTATCATATCTGAAACAACATTGTCTGGAAATTCAATCCATTCTTTTAAACTTGCTAAGAAAAATAAATCACCAACAGCAGGCCCTATATATCCTCTACCTTTAATATCTTTCTTACCTGCAAGTGCGTCTTTTAAATCTTTTATTCTGTCTACTGTATCGTTTTCCATTAATCTATTAAAATCAACATTTCCTATACCACTCATTAATTGTGTAAACATATATAAACCCGCAAACTTGATTGGTATTACCAGGTCTGGGTTATTCCACTGTCTTGCAATTACAGCATCTTTAGAGTTTCTTAATATTTCAGATTGTAATTGCAAAAACGACATTGGAAAATGCATAAATTGAAAAGCTACTTGACCAAAAGCTCCAAGATTTTTACCAGTACCACCTATAATAGGAGCCTTTTGAGATGCGGAATATTCAAATGCATATTTATTCACCATATCAAGAGCATGTACTTTAGCAGCGTTTGTAGCTTGGCTTTTAGTACTTCCTCCGTCTTTTAATTCATTATACTTTTGTTTAAATGAAAACCTAAACATATGTTTTCTAAGAAAGTTTTCAGTAACTTTTTGTAGGATAGCACCAGCTCCAGTAGCTTTTGTTAATATACTATCAAATGTTTGCCATCCCTTTTCATTTTTATATTGTAGCGATGGTTGTTGAGTTTGTGGGTCAAATATAATATCAACATTATGAACGCGCAAGCCCTCAGTAGGTAGTAAACCTTCTGTAAACAAAGGGTTCGACAAGTCTTCAAATCTAAATCCCTGTTCATCTTCTATCTTATCTAAAATTTTAACAACCTCTTTATGCTCTACTCCTTCTTTATTCCAATCTCTAAGATATGAATAGAAAGCACGGTTACCCACTGCCTGTATATAGTACAATCCAGACATTGTATTCCTAGCAGCAGTTGCAACTCCAAACCCAATCTTAGAAAAGAACTCATATCCCGTCAATGCCCTCACTGTTTTATTAACCCAATTTGGTCTGTCTTTATATCCACGACCAGCAAGTGTGAATACATCATTCAAATAATCATTTAACCCTCTGGCAGAATCACCTTCCTTTGGAAGATTTCTCATTCCTTTTAAGTAAGTAGCCTTTAAATAGTTTGTTCTATTAAAAGCAATTGCATCCATTGAATATTTTCTTAATACAGTCAATGGGTTCTTTATCCAATTATCATATTGAAACCTACTTCTATCCCTCACGGATGATGGAGTAGAACCAATAGACTGCCTAACAATAGAAAATGCAGTATCCAAATCACCTAAAAATTTGTCTTTTGCTGATATGCTGTCAGCCATATCTATCTTATCCATTACTTTTTCAATGGAAGAAAGACCCTCTGTAATATAATGTGGAAAGTAATTTCCATTTTCGATTCCCTCTTTTATACTAGCTATATGATCATCTATGCCATCAAAATATCTTTTTAGTCTAACTGTACTTAATTCATTATATGATAATTTTAAAGCTTTCCTATGTTGTTCTAAACCATTAATGAGAACACCACCCATATTATTCAATAACGTTCTTGCATCAACACCGGCTTTTTCTATATTTTTAGAAAATCTAGACCCCGCTATCTGCCTACCATTCTTATCTAATCCCTTTTTTGTTCTTAACCTAGTTCCATATTTTATTGTACCATCAATAGGGTCTAATTTATCTGCAGTTTGTGGTATAGCTTCTAGCCATTCTACCATTTCGCTTAATACTTCACCACCTTTAGTAGCGAGAACAGAACCAATCTTATCTCTTAATTCAGATATTTCTTTGTCTTTCTTTTCACGGACTTCTCCTTTTAAAAGTTTAAGATTTTGTATCTCATATATTAAATTTCTTTCCCACTTTTTTAAATCTTCAGAAGCCTTCATGCCCGGCATTTTACTTCTTAATGATGGGTCTCTGAGAATTAACTCAGTTCTTAGGTGGTTTGCTATTTGCGTATTGGATGATAGATACATTGAAAACTTGGTTCTTTCATAATTTGTAACAAGGTTAATATGTTTATTCATCCATCTTGTCACTGCAAACTTTCCCATTACTCCACGCTTAACGAACCCAAGCCTCTCAAGTACATTCAATTTAGGATTATTTAATCTACCGGCTTCTTTCTCTATTTCATTTGATATGCGCCTAATATCACCTTCAGTAAAATTAGCAAACGATTCATCAGCAGGTTTATATGTAGACTTCCAAACAATTTCTTGAAACATCCTTTCGCCAAAGTCCTCTGTAGTGGAACCATATGTCTTTGTTATAGAATCTCCAATAGTCCTTGTCTTGCCGTCAATATCTTTTATTGTACCACCATCAAACAAATGTTTTAAATTTCCTAAATGTTTTTTCGTAAACTCTTGTTCTGGTGTTAATACTGCGCAAGCCATTAATAGCACTCCAAGTTAGTTGTTGATTCTTTTGATTTAGGGTCAGCAAATACATCTAATCCAACTTCAATATCATCATACTTGCCAAATCTTAAAATACTATAAATGTTTCCATTAGGGTCTCGAACCTTTTCTGTTTTAGCACTTCTAAAAGTCATTTCATTTTTTAATACTTCTGAAATAGCTGGTGTGTATAAAAAGTCAGGATTAGTATCAGCAATCATATTATATACCTCAGACTTACCCTCAAATGGAGTATTCCTTTCTCTATATATACCATCCGAATACATAGATGTATATTCTAAGTCAGGAACATTGTCATATCTACGTCTAAAATTCGATCCATACTTCATAGCAATATCTTGATACAATTCTTCATGTCCGTTATTAACTAGCCACCTCAACATAGCTTTTGAAACTCTTTTATTTATTTTAAATGAAGGCAATGCAACATTTCTATCCTGAGCATATGTAATATTACCAAACATAGGGTCTGGCTTAATCATATAACCAATAATATCATGTATTGTATTCAATTCTCTTTGAGATGTCAGCGGTTCAGAAAACTCAGCATCTGGGATATGTTTCTTCATAAAATCATCAACAAGTTTATCTTCAAACTCTTTTAATAAACCCCAGTTCTCAGCTGCTTCCGGGTGACCCTCGCTCTTTCTGTATGTTTCACTGGACAATGCGCTTATTTGAGCTTTTAAACTCCTTGAATCATTAATAAAAGTAATTTCCTGAAACGTTTCTCCAGAAAATCCTCTAATATTATTTGCCTCAATTTCACCAAAAACACTTAATAATGAGTATGCATCAATAGTTTCAGACTTGCTTACAAGATCATATCTCAATGGATTCTTCAAAACCAAATATCTGCCTGATGACAACCATTGTTTTGATTTAGGTCTTATTTCCGTAACTCTCTGCCACTTGCCTTTAACACTACTTTCTCTATATATATAGTTTACGTTATTGGTGTAATTTGGTATAAACTTAGACTTGCCTATATTATACTCTTGAAATTTAAAATAGTCTAATATACTTTTCTCATGTTTTCCCTCTAACAACTTACCAATAAAACCATCTTCCTTCTTTCTCATATGTTCCATAATAGCGTTTAGCCTATGAAGCTTCTGAGTTAGATAAACGGAACTACTACTCGAACCGTTCCTTCTTAAAGAATTTCTCACACTAGCGGCATTCTTACCAATCAATGCATACGCAACTGAATATTTTTGTGCATATGCCAAATCTGTTATTTTCGTTTCATATTGTCCACCAGTCAATCCAAACATAAGTTGACCCTCACCGTCAGCTTCTTCCAATGCTTCCATAATCTCCGCATGTGTTTCAGCGTCAGACAGAGCAATAAAATTTTCAATGGTGCTAATGCTCTTTGCCAAATCTTTTGTCTCTACTCCATATTTTGAAGCTGCTCTATCATATGTATTCTTAACATTACCTATTCTCTTTAAAGCATAACCTGCTGGGGTAGAATCATATAACTCACTCTGTCTTACTTTCCAATCTCCCAAGAAAACGAATGGAGTTTTCTCAACCATTACTTTTGTTTTAAATCTTCCTTTTAATATTCTCTGCCTTAAAACATCAGTTGTTTCATTTGCTCCTGTTTCATAAAACATTTTTAATAAAGCATCCCTCTTTGGGTCACCTTTTTTATATCTGCGAATAAGTCTATTAAATATAAACTGGTTAGGATTAAATGCAATCTGATCTAATTCTTGTCTCATTCTCACTAAATCATTTTGGTCTGGTATTCTTCTACCTGATCCATCAAACAAATCACTCATAACACGAGAAGGTCTTCCGAGAGCATCTATCATTTCTATAATAGCATCTTTATAAACATCTTTTTCATATCCCTTAACCCCATCTAATTCAAATAAAGGCTTATACCCTCTCTCATTATAACCTTCCAACTTTATATTTTTATCAATAGTATCGCCAAATAATATATATCTTTTTAACTCATTAACTGTTGACTTATTAGTAAGATTCGATCTCGTTGTAGTATCAATTAAACTTTGAAGATTATTTGCATATCTCTGTAAGTATGCATTGAACTTTTCTCCTTCAAGTTTTAACATTTTTACATTATCCATATTCATATTAATTCTATTTAATGAATTTATACCCGCCGATAACCTTTTTATTTGTCCAAAATGATTCTTACCAACATTGTAGTTTATTATATGGTCATCCATTCTTTTTATTGGATTTGTGAGACTCCCAGCTGGTTTTAAAGTTTCACCATTACTAAAAATGTCTTTAAAGTCAAAATCTGTTGGCTCATACACATATGCATCCATTCTTCTCGGGGTAAGTTCGGCTACTGCATCAGTTAACTCATATTTTGTATCATGATAACTAAAAAGCATATCAGCATCAAAGTCACCTTGATGCTTTGTGGCTAAATCAAGAACATTTACACCAACAACATTACCCATTTCAAATGAATAAAATCCTTCAATTTTATGAATCGCAATATCGGCAGCTAAATTTGGCATTCTTAAACTTAAAGACTCCAACCATATGTCTTTTGGTTTAAGCATGTTATATAGAATTCCCAACTTTAAATCTTTACTTTTATTTATAATATCAAGAGTTTTAATTTTGTCTTTTAATATCACAACTTCATCAGCCTTTAATTCACTCTTTTTTATATTAGAAATAGCCCATTCACCACCTGCATTTTTCCCAATAAGAACCTGTCTGCCTCCAATATCAACTATATATTGAAGTTTATCCATATTATCAATAACTATATTACTGTCGGCAAATGGAAGCTTCTTCCCACCAAATCTAACTTGTTGACCTATATTATTATATACAGGAACTGAACCTTCAAGATATGGTATCATTGTAGCATACGAACCTCCAGTTGTTTGAGGTTTTCTTATTCTATTAATGATAGTTCTATAAACAATCCTACCAATATCATCTTTTACCCAAGCAGACTTAGGGTCTACACCGGCCTGTACCATAACTTTCACAAATGCGTTAGTCGAGCCATCAATTAAACTTCCTTCTTCAGCTAATGTATTAAGAATGAAATCTGACATACCCAATCTTTGACTACCTCTGCTAAGAATTCCCTTTCTTAATTCTTCACCTTTGGAAAGAATCCCATCATAATTAGCATAATCTTTCATAAACTGAGTGTGCCCAATAGAATTCAAATACTCATCTACTGCATATGAAATATTTGTAACAGCATGTCTATCTTCTGATTTAACAAACATAATATTTTCTATGCCTATTTCCTGCACTTTACCATCAGTTCTTAGCTTCTTAGCATCTACACCAAGAGACCTGCTAAAAAATATTGGAAGAGACTCTCCTTCCCAATTCGTATCGGGAACGACTTGTTCTTTTGAATATTCTTTAGCTGCGCTATTAAATGTTAAAATATCTATTTTAAGACCATCCATAATAGCTGCAACATTAGGGTCGAATGTAAAGTTCTGTTTTAAAAGCACAGTATTTATACCATCATTATAAGCAACAGACTGTTTTACACCACCAGAACCATCACCAGATTCCCTTCCTTCTTGCAATAAAGATAAATTCCACATATGTGTTCCAACATAAGTTGCCGCATCAATACCAGACTTACCTTTTAAGCTCTTCATTAAATTAACAGCCATTTTTCTGGTATGATCTGCATCAGCTTTTAGGTTGGGGTTACTAGATAATTCTTTTAACTGAGCTTCAGTTATCATAAGAGAATCAAAATGTCCTTGTTCGTCTTGAATAGATACGATTTCAAGCTTCCCTTTATCTATATAATAATCAATACCAGCTGATTGTTCCACTGTCAACAACTCTCCAGCATATTTACCATCCTCATTCGCTCTTTTTATAGCTCTTAGAGCAGTTTCATTACCAGATATTTTAGCCCCAACTCCTTCTGCAAGACTAAGATACTTGAATAGACGAGCCATTATAGGATTTATTTCACTACCAGTTGTTGGGGACTTCATTATTCTATTGAAAGCTGCGCTATTCATCTTATCCCAGTACATAGAGCTAACAAACACTTCTAGTTGAGATGGGTTTAATTCCCATTCGCCTTCTTTTTCTATAACACTGAATAATGATTTAAAATTATCTATAATTTCTTTAGTTATTAATCCATCTTCTCTTCCAACTTCTAATTTTGACAATTTATCATTATACCAATTTCTAAGAACTTCTTTAGCTGCCCCAAGACCTCTACTATCTACTATCAACTGAGTATTAAAACTTATAGGAATCCTTATTACCGCAGGCCCTCTAGGTTTAATAATACCCTTTTCCTGTCTTTCTTTAGTTGATTGCTTTGTCGCCTGAAGATTAGCATTATTGAAATATTTTATATCAACATCTGGTATTGCAAATATATTACTTACTTTTTTCGGAATGCCATTCTCACCAAGAATTATGCCTTCACTCTCAACTAAAGCAACATATACACCAGCTTCTTCAAATTCTCTTATTACTTCCGATACTCCAGTATTAGATGTAACCATCTTAGATTCAGTCAATAAATAAACAGGTTCGCCTTCTGTAGTTCCAGCATATTTTAGTTTTACAGACCTAGTCGCTCTTGCACCAGCGGATGCGTACAACAGTTCTTTTAGAACAGAATGTTTAAAATTATCAAATTCTTTTGTAGATTTTTTTGGAGAATCTCTATGCATTATATTATATGCACTTTCAGCTTCTCCCAGTATCCTATTAATCCAGAATACTGTTAACTGTGGGTCTTTCTGCCCTTTTTCTTTTATAAGTGAAAGTCTTAGCTCTTCTTTAACTGATAAAAATTCCTCAGGCTTAAAATAACTATTGTGTTCACTCAATCTATTTATTTCTTTACCGGATTTTGCAAATATGTCAACGTTCTTGTCTTTTAAGGAACTGTCTCCATAGGAATCTCTCCACATCTTTATACCATCAAAATACTCAGCATCGGACAATGAACTATTCCAAGCATCAACATGATTATTTAGTTCCGTTGCAAAATCTTCAAGCGATAATTTAATTCCCTTTCTAATTTTCTGTTCAAGGTTAAGACCACTATTAAAATATTTACTTACCATCTGACTAAGATTGTCAGAATTAGTTACTTCAATACCTCCGTCTCTCAACTGTTTTGTTAAATTAGCAACTAACCTATCCATTCTTCTTCTACCTTGTATCTTATCACCAGCATAGTTTTGGTATCCAAATATAATTTTTGAGATAGTATCATTTATATGGCCTATAATATTATATTCCGGTGTTAATGAATTTCGCAATGCTAATAACGGCTCTCCATGAGCAGACATCATACCATCTTCACCAACATTTTTAAGACTTAACCTTTGTATTAACTGGTCTACCATATTTATCATTTCAGGAGACATATTATTTTCTGATTCTTTCTTTAATTCACTTAATGAAACAATCAACTCACCAACCTCATTTACAGTCAATTTTTTAGGCACAGGGTTATCTGGATCAGTAATATCAAAAAGGTCTTCTATTACAGTATCAACAGATTGTATAACTTCAATCCTATCATTATTGGCCTGCTTAACTTTTCTCAACTCACCTGGTACATCCTTATCAAACTTTGAAGTAATGGTACGAGTCTCATAAATAAAACTATGTAAGTCAGCAGATGCGGTATCAGATATTGGCATCTCAGACTCTACCCTCATAAAAGCTCCATTAATAGCCTTTAGTTCACTCATGATAGCATCATACCCAGCCATCTCATCCTTTAATTCTTCTTTTGACATGTCTTTAGATAATGTTCTTTCAACAGACCTTCTATCTTGAACAACTAAAATTCTTTTACCATCCTTTTCTTCCAACCTCATTGCTTTATGAGCCAAGCCGTTCTCAACAATAGCTATATGCTTAGCTCCAATATCCATAGAACTAAGAAGTCTCTTATAATAGAAATCTTCAAAGGTTCTAGCCATATCCACATCAATCTTAAACCCATTCCTTTTAAGATTATTTACAACACCTTTTACTTCTTCATAATCCAATTCCTTTAGTTCTTTCAATTCACCACGGCTGCTTATATTCAACATTTCAGATAAAGACCTAGCGGCATGGTCAATATCCAAGAAGTCTCCTTCGGTTAATATCTTCTGCCACTTTTTAATATCCATATCCTTAGGCATTTTCATTCCGTTATATCTTGATCCTTCTGGAATTAATAATAATATATCATTATAAAGAGACATATCAGCCTCAGTTAACTTATCTGTCCTTCCTTCAACAAAGTTATACAATGCGTTTAATGACCGTTCTCTCTTATAATTTTTAAGAGAGTTGAGAAATTGGTTTTCTTCTGGTCGCAAATCCAATACTATACCGTCTTCCATTTCGTAATTATCTTCACTAATCTTTTTTGTCAGTTTATCAAGATGTGCTTGTATCACAGGCCCCATTTTTTTAGAATCTATATCCTTAGCCATCTTTGTTTCTTCGGCTGTCAAAATTATTTCATGTACAAATGAAAGCGACTCAAATTGGTTTATTATCATTTGCAGTTGTCTTATTGGGTCAAAATTAGCGTCTCCATCCGTACCCTTTAATCCTTTTATCTTTGCAATACCTATTGATTGAGTTATATCAAATGGTTCTGAAGTTTCTATATAATCAGCTCTAATATTTAAATCTTTTAAAGCATTAAGAATAGTACTCATATAAGTTTGATATGTACCATCAGCTATATCTTTATGCACAGACTCATAAAAATCATACACATTTTGTTCATTTAAAAACTCACCATCAGCTATCTGTATCTTTCTCAACTTTTTATCAATTTCTAATAACTGATCTCCAGTTAATCTATTCAATCTAACATCAGGCTCAACGCTAGAGTCTTCAAGCCCAACTTTTCTTGAGTTTTCTGATAAAATATATAATTTTTGCAGTCGCTGTACTAATGAATGTACATCACTGTTTAACTCACCAACACCATCCTTTCCCTCTATGCTTTGCTTCTTGTTTTCACCAGTATTAATTGCTTCATTAATCTGTCTCATTATAGGATGATTAAGAAGACCTGTATATGCATGCCCTAAGTCTGCTCTCAATCCATATGCTTCCCCAAGATATTTTATCTGATCCGCCTCAAACCCAATAGTTCTTAAAAACTCTACTTTTCTATCGAAGTTGTTTAGTGTCGGAAACTGCTCTTTTATAATAGGCTTATATCTTCTTGTGAATAAAGCTCCAACTAATAAATGAGCTCCTAATACTTCAGGGTCAACATTCCTTAACATATTTGCGTCAAGAAACGTAGATGCATTAAAATAAGCAGCACCTATTGTCATTCTTGGAATTGACTGAATTAAATCCATTCCAAATTCTTTATACATTTCACGATAAACTTCAGCTGGTTTAAAATTGCTAATTAAGGCTCTTAAATGCAAAGCTGCTTCTGCTTCTTCACCTACTTTAAATGCATTGCCGACACGCTTACTAGCTTCAACGGCAAAACTAGAATGTTGCAATCTATTATTATTTGATAATATTTTAAATAAAGCATTAATTTCTTTAACATCTAAGTTATCGTAATCCATTTTCCTAATCTTATCAAGACCAGATTTTACGTCTTTACGAGTCTTAAAGAATTTGTATTTACCTCCAAAGGGGATAGCTTCCACTGCCGGTAAAAAAGCCGAGAACATTAAAGCTTGTCCAATATCAGCGATTGGGTCAAACTCATGACCTTCAACTGCTACCGACTTAATACCATCATCAATAAGATTATATATTGAAAAAGTGGCAGTCAACTCAGCAGCTCTGCCAATATAAGCAGTTATTTTACTTCTATCCGCTATACTGAATTTTGTATTTAAAGACCTCTCTACCCATTTACCTATACTGTTAACATGAACTCCCTTTTGAGACAGTCCCTTTAATGAAGCTTTAGTTATTTCATCAACTAAATCATCTCCAATAGTAGGAAACTCTTTCTTCAAACTGCCTTTAATTAAAGAACTCATTTCCTTTTGAGCTGCGTCAAGAGTTGCAGTGCTTATTTCATAATGAGGTTTAAGAGATTTAGCAGCTTTTGTAGTAAAAACTTTACTAACAGCAGGCCCAATCTTGGCAGCGTCTTCATATTTTGCCGCATCTGCAACTGACTTAGCTGCTCTAACCGCCCTTGTAGTGGCAGCCTTAGTCCCATACTTTCCGACAGCAGCTACTCCCTTAGATGTTAATCTTCCTATTAAACCGACTGGAGCTAAAAACCCAAGAGCCTCTCCCAATACAGCACCTGCTTTAGCCCCACCTCCTAATTCATCCCATTGATAAGGAGCTTCTTCACCTAGAGTTATACCGGGTAATCCTAATAAACCTACATCCAAAGCATGCCAAACAGCAGCTCCCAAAAAATGTCCAACTCCGGCCTTTTTGTCTGATGGTGTTTCTGCTTCTGACTTACCTGCCAATTGTTCATAGAGGGACACTTGCCTAGAAGCTGATTTGTCAGATGACAATGGCTGAAGATTTGTAGGAAGTTTATTTCGTCTCTTTAAATCTTCAATTAACTGTAATGTGAGATTATCGGGCATTTATAATATACATAGAAAATCTATAACAATTTTTCCAGAAGACTAGATGGAATTGATTTAATATCACTAACAAGTTTTTCTTCTTGAACTTTTTTAGCACTTTTAAATAACTCCCATTTTTCACTAAGTGAAGCACCTTTTAATCCCCCACCGTAACCAATAATATCTGTAAAGAAAAGATCCATAGCTTCTCCTTCCTCAACTTTTCTTTTAATATCTCTTATGGATTCTTCTGATACAAATTTTTCTTCTGTCTTTTCTAAATTTTCTATTGCAGTTAATGAAGCATTTATTTCTTTTGTTAATTCGATATTAGTAATATTTTTGTTTTTAATCTGCAATAAGTCTTCTTTACTAATCTCATAATTCGGATCGCTGACCGAATAAAAAGCGACATCCTTTTCTAACTGATTTAAAGTCTTTATAGCATTCTTATTTACTTCTATTTTTTGTCTATGTTCTTCTTTTAAAGTACCAATTTGTTCAATTTTTTTACCCATAGAAAGTATATCAGTCGATTTAGTCTCTGCAGTAGGAATTTCAGGTTTAATTGATTCCATATCTAATCTATTTAAGCTCTCATCAACAAAAGTAAAATCTTCATCTACCTTATAATCGCCCTTAACAAATCCTTCAAGTTCTTTTCTTATACTTATTTCATTATCTAGCGCATTACGCATAGTTTTAAATGTATTTATAACATAAGAATTATCTTGACCAGTTTTTAAATAACCAAGCTTATTAAGTGATTGAGATAACTTTTCTTCATATGAACCAGCAGTAACTGTAACTCCAATGTCATCTAAGAAATGAAGCTTAGCTCCTATATTTATAATAGCATCTGGTCTTCCCGTTTCATAAACAGCCCACGTAGCGGAAATTAAATCAGAAGCAATCTCTCTATTCATTTCTACACTATATTCGTCTTCTCCCCACATTTTACTAGGCTTACTGGACAACTCATTAACAGCTTTAGTTAATCCATCGTCTATCTCTTTATATTTAGAATATAGACCAGATAGTCCCGACTCTTGAAGAAATTTGTCAGCAGAACGCATCTTCATTGTTTCATTTGCCTTCTGCATCAATTCTAAGTTTGCACCCATTACTGCAATATTTTGCTGTCTCACTTGCATTTCTCTAGATTTTCGTCTCTCAGACAATTCCATAAATGCCAAAGCTTGACTTACTCTGCCTTCTTCACGCTCCTGTCGATACTGGAGCAATCTATTTAATGATTGTAGTGCTTCATATGCCATTTATTTACCTAATCCCCAAGAATATCCCTTTTCACCACCGGGAATGACTGCCTGAAGACCTTTCTTCACATTCTTTCCTAAATACCAAGACTTAGACTGTTCTTTAGAGAGGTCTAATTCCCTTTGAAATTTTTCTCTTTCCGATTTAATTCTTGCTTTCTCACTTTCATACTCTTCCATAACAGAACCTACATTTCTTCCAAGTTGAGAAATTAAATCTTCAGTTCTACTTTTACTTTCCGCTCCAATACCTTCTTTAGACCTCTCCTCAGCTTTAACGACAGTCCCAGAAGTACGGAGACCACTTTTAGCGGCTAAAGATGATGATTCTTGTCTTGATTGCTCTAAAGACATTCCAGTTTGTCTTGCTAAATCTTCCTGTTGTTTACCAAACTCCTGCTCATAAACCTGCCTTTTAGCTGAAATCGACTCTTCTAACTTTTCCTCAGCCCCCTCTAAAGAAGCAAGTCCTTGCTCAGCTGCAGATGTTTTTGATTTTGCAGTTTGTTCCTGTATGCTACCAGATTTCCAAGATGAATACGCTCCTAAAGCAAGACTACCAAGAGCAATTGCTGTCATTATAGCAAATTTTTCTTCTTTACCAGTTGCTGGATTAATTGTACCTGATCCTACTGCATCTACTAATTTCTCACCTCTTTCTCCATACATATCCATTAGAGTTTTTTCTTGTGGGTTCACATGCCATAAATCGCCTTTGCCTGGCCCAGAAGGAGAAGTCTTGTACATTTCAGTATCACCGAATCTGCCGTACTTTGATAAATGATTGTTTGCTAGTGTTGCCATATTAATCTAAACCAAGAAATCTTCTTCTTCTTTGTAGGTCAGTTTCTTCAGGAGGGCCTATAAAAGCAGATTGATCCTGTTGTAACAACTGTATCGGGTCTACTCCTCCCCCTACATCAGGCGTTTCATCTTCAGCTATATCTGTTTTACCATAGTTAGACTTAGTAAGTAGGTCTTTGAATTCGTTTAGATTATCTGATGACATACCGGTTTCATCTCCCATACTTATACCAAAATCTTCTTGTATTGATGAAAAAACTGATTCTTGACCTAAAGCTGTTAAATCTGACTGTTTATATTCCTTACCACCTTCACCAAATGTGTACATCTTTTCTTTACCAGCTAACTTTTGCCATATAGATTGGTCAACTTGCATTGGTTTATAAGCTTCCATTGCACCTCCAAATGTAACTGGCTGCGATTTTTTGAACTGTTCAAAAGTTGTCCCCTCTTTAAGTCCATAATCTTCCGGCATAAAATCTTTTAAAAACTTTTTTTCCTGTAATTCTGGAAGAATATCAGATTTAAATTCAGATTGAGTCTCCATTGACCCAGCAACAGTACTTGCTAATTCAAGAACTGACCCTATTGTTTCTACTCTTCTTGATAATTTTTCTTCTTCCCAAGCTCCTCTTTTTTCAGCAAACCCCATCTTATCTCGAGATGACTCTACGTCAAATAAACTTGCTTTATATTGACCTGACGAAGTACCGACAGCACGATAAGCAGAATAAAGGTTTCTTGCCATGTTACTAATTTAACAAAAATCTCATGCTTTATCTAATATTTTCTTAAATAAAACATTGTTATGCTTAACATATTCAACAACACCTTCCGATGTTTTTCTTAACTCTGGAACGCCTTCCTTTAAATCCCTAGTAAGAGGAGAACCAATTCTAATTTGTAATCTTTCTTGCTTTTTATGTAAGGAAATTCTTTCTTGTCTTGTCATTTTATATTTTTCATTCTAAACACTACATTAATATCATTTATCTCAAAACCAGCACCAGCAGTACCACTTAAATGAAATTTTGCACTATAAATATTATTAGCTTCAGATGATGTAGTTGGTTTCAATTCTGCTAGATGCCATTCTTTTAACTCAGCAGAAGTACTAAAATTAGATAAGGGACTATCTCTGGTATTAAATTGATAAAAATCACCTGAATCCGTTTCACCATCAACAGCATATTTAACCACTAGAGAACTACCATCTCCTTTGTATGTAATATAAACTTTATGAAGTTTCTTTCTTTGTCCCGGTTGACCAAATGTCATATCTTTTGTAGCAAATAATAAATTAGAAGTGACAACTGATGTATCATCCCACTTAACTATAGTTCCAGTGGTACTTGTATGAGCATGAACTAAATCTCCATTCCAATCCGTAATAAAGTTTGTTTGTATTTTATTATCTGTTAACTTTGAATCTCCCCTAATCCAACTTTTAGTCACTAAATCATATAAATAAATATCGCCATTATTGGCTCCAGTACCGGCTGATGTAGCTACAATTATTTGTCGTTTCTTGGGAATATACCCGACCATAGGAGTAGTACCAATAAATGTACTCCATTCACTTTCTTTTATAATTTGGACACCACCTTTCTCAAGTAAATCATTTACTCTCTTTCCGTCATACAAATAGCAACCATTCTCATTAGCCCAAGCAATTCCATAATCTGTCTTCGTAACAGCGCACGGAACAGCAACTCCTTTATGCATAAATACATCTTCTAAAAATTCCACACTTTGAGATATATTAATTAAAGTCATTTTATCTTTTTTAAATTCAAGTAATCTATCTGCATATTCTTCAAGTTTAACTATATCGCTACCATCATTAACCGTAGCCTCAATTATATCTTTTATTGAAAATGCATCAAACGAATTAACACGAGACTTTAAGATAGCATCTGGCTTAACATGAATTATACCAGACTCATCTTTAATAGTAACATTACCTACATAAGCTCTTCTATTTGTTACAACAGCAGTTTTAAACCCTAATCCATTTGCATTAAATCCTATATTTACATTCTCTTGGTCAAATCCAGTTTCACTTTCATAAGTTTCAATTTGCCTCATCGAAGATATATATTCTCCTTCACAATGAGCCGTATCACTTCCCATTTCAGAAGCGGCATCCCACATATTATAACTGCCTCTTTCAAACCATTTATTACCTTTGGTAATATCTATTTCAGCTTGAAGATACCAAGTAGATGTATTTTCTCTTCTCATATAAACTTTAAATCCAGATACTCTTGGATAATTATCGTGTAGTCCTGTTGAACCATCAGTTGTATCACTTGCAAAATAAGTAAAAACATGAAAATCAAATCTTAATTCACCAAAACCATGGTACTGAGTGCCTTCTAAAATATCAATAGTAGTTAAAGAACCAGCCTCACTACCAGTCGCTCCATATATAGTACCTGCTAATGCTAAAGGAGATTCTTGTTTTATATCATCATACAAAGTGCTTACTGCAAATTCAAAATTTGGGTTTTCTGCATCGAACCATAAACTTTTTGATAAATTCCAACAATTAACAGTGTCATCTGCAGCAGTACCAGTGACAGATTCATTGAATGTTATAACAGTATTAGTAGATGCTTGAACTGTAAAATACGTATCATCATTATCTCCGCTATCCGTATTTTTAAAAACAAGAGTATCTCCTATTGTTGCAAAATCATCAAAACCTCCAATTGTTGTCGAACGATCAAGAATGTAACCTGCAAACCAAGAAACTTTCATTTGCACATAGTCATCACTAGCCGTTGGCTTTGCAGTACCTGCGACATTTTTATAAGACGAAGGTTTACCATCTACATCTACTGATATTGGACTAGAAGCATCTGGAGTGGCTCCAGTAGTAAAACCAAAAATAGATTTTATAGGCACTGGCTCTAAATTTGCATTTGCTGAGTACCACTTATCTACAAGCCAACCATCCTCTGCAGCACCTACAGGCGTTCCGTGACCATACCCAGTAGAACCATCTCCATAAAAATATCTATCTATATATCCATACCATTTTACTCTATTATTAGCATTAAAAGCTCCATCGCCTACTCTTAAATTACCATCAGCGTAATAATAAACAGCTTTCATTCCAGAATCCGAACCCAAATCTATTCTTGCGGCTGAACCCCAACCTCCACCTCCTCCCTCATCATCTACTCTAGAATATATCTCAATATTTGCATCTCCACCTGAATCAGCTAATGCTAAATAATCATCACCAGTTTGAACTTGACCAGTACTAGCATCTTGCGCTCCCAGTCTATCATGTGAAAAATAAAATAAACCATGACCTTCAGTAATAGTTACTGCCTTAGGAGTAGAAGCATGAGGAACATGGCTACCCATTGTCCTTACTTTACCTATCTCATCTATCATTATATCTTGAGCTTGAGACAGTTCTTCTACTTTTATATCTCTTGGGTCTCCATTATTATTAAGACCACCATGAAAAGAACCAATTTCTATAATCTGTTTAGGCATTAGATTCTTCGTACTCTATATCTTCTATAATTAAATTTTGTGAATGCTCAGGCAAATCACATATACATGGTAAATCGTCAGGGTCGTCATGGTCAAATACGTCTAAACGTAATCCACCTTCAACTCCTTCTATAGCACCACCATCTTTTACTCGTAGCGCTTGGTCTCGTTGTTCCTGAAGGGAATCATCTTGTTCAATATATCTTTCCTCTTTTCGCATCCTCCACACTCCTTTATTTTGCCACGAGTGACGGTTTTAATTACACGACTGACTGTATCACCTAATCCTCTATCGTGTCCAAATAAATCTATTCTAGGCACTATATTTTCTTTGCAAATCTTTACCAGTTTGCTTTTCCATCAAGTTTTCCTGCTGGCTTTCCAAAGTAGTCTTCTTTTTCTTTCCATAAGAAGTACAATCTTCCATACTCTTATATCCCATCTTTTTCCACCCCGCAGCGCATTTCTTTTTACTTGGCATATCATTTATCTCCTTTATAGAATGGGGCTCCACCTTTTGTTGGCTTATACCCATGTTGTTTTATAGTATCAGTTTCGGTTGCAAACTTTATCTTACATGCCCTTACTTTACGAGCATTTCCTTTTGCCTTTTCCATACATGATATTAATCTTTTAGATTTAGACGGCATATTATATTTTCTCCTTCCACCTGTTTTTAATTGACTTCCTTTACCTGTATCTGGTGTAGATACATCTGATAATCCAATAACACCAGCCATTACAATCCCATTCTACCTGCAATCTTATCAACTTTATCTTTTAAAGAATCTAGTTCATCAAGAAGAAATGTGACAGCTTGTTCAAGTTTTTCTGCTATACCATCAGACTTCTTGTCTTTCTTAGGTTGTTTCTTTATTTGTGGCATATTATTTACCTTTTAGTCATCATACATTAATTGTTGAAGATTCATCTTGTCGTGATTCTTCATCTTTCCAAAGAGAACTACAATGTTTTTTTGCTTGTTCTCTAGACATTCCATCCCTCATCATCGACCTCATGCAATCAAGAGGTTTTGGAGGATGAAGATATTTATATTTTTTGCTACTAGTATTTTTCTTAGCCATTACTTACCTTTAAATACGCCTTCTAAAACATCAGTAACTAAATCAACAATCCTCTCAAAGAAAACTTGTTCTTTCGCTTCTGATACGAAAGGAATATCAATCTTTTCATTTATCTTAGTAGCAATCTGTTTAGAAAACTCATCTGATGCAAGGAATCTCATTGCTTCCTCTTTCATCTTATCAGCCTGAACTTCTGCCATATCCATTAACATTTTTTTAAAGTCCATTTTATGACTCCTTTATCTTTCTTATTTTGTAAAACAAATACACAATATTCATTACGAACATCATACACATTAATATTGCTGGTAGTACATCTAACCAATATACTAATCCAGAGCCTGCACTTAATCCGCTTACTTTTACGCTATCCATTATGTTTTACCCACATTGACCATTTCGGATACTCAGGACGATTTTCATAGCCATCCTGTTTATATATAGTAAAAGTAGAATCGGCTCTTTCAACGAAATGCCCTATATACACACTATCTTCAGAAATAAATTCATAAGTAATTCCATCCATTATCTTACCGTGAAACCATACTTTATCAACAATCCCATCATAATATGCGTACATTTGAATTATTACTCGAGCAACAGGCTTTCTATCATCTCCTTCACCTTCGTGTCGTAATTGCCAATAAGACGTACCTGCCAATTCAAAAACAGGAGATTCCTCTGTCTCATATTGTGTATGTGGATTACAACCAATCAGAAATGAGATTAAAATTATTAATATATATTTCATTTACCATTTATCCTACTAACATTACCTTTAATTTCCATTAATATATCAGACATATCATTAATTTCTTTTACAGCGTGTTCGTGTCGCCTATCTCTTGTTTCATCAGATCGGTTCCACCTATCCAAGAACTTAAGCACAATGGTTTCAATATTCTCAATATTTTTTGACTGTCCTTCATTTTCAATCTTTAATGCTTCCAAGTCTTCTGCCTGTGATTCAGCTCGTTTAGCATTCTGATAAACCATAAATACAAACATACAGGCGACTACACCAATCATCCCAGCTTCTGCGTACACTTTTAAAAATTCTTCCACTTATTCATGACTCCTTTTAAAGTATTTAGCATAAACATAGATACAGAAACTAGCAAATACTAAGGCTACTATGAGCACATCTAAAACAGGACTGTCATCTCCTGTTTCGATTGTCCCTATGGGTGTTTCTACACGAATACTTTGAGTGGTTGGATATTCAGCCACTTGTAATAATGTATCTTTCATCGGTGATTATAATCCCACATAAACATACTTTACTGGTATATCATAACTTGTTGAACTTGTCCAAACATTATTATTCATAATACTATCCATATACTCACCATTGTTGCTAAAAATACATCCATTGCTGTGTCTGCTAAATACTTCTTAACTGTGCCATATGGTCGCCAGTTCTCAATCGCATATTCAATCGATTCCCATAATAGAGCCATCCCAAATACCAATAGAACTACCTGAACGCTTGTGAATCCAGACCACATAAATACTTTAGTTAGGAATACACCACCTAATAGGTGCCAGAAACTCCATTGGTTTAAGAGTGAGTTCACCCAATCGAAATAGACGCTAATTTTCATACTTTTAAATGTTTAGATACTTCTTTATCCCCACTCATTTGAGGAACTATTCTTGAGAGAAGTTCTGTTTTAGTTTCACTACCACCATAAACAACTCCACGCTTATCGTAGAAATCTTTTATCTCTGGCTTAGTATTTGCATCAGTAGGATAATCTGCCTGTGTAGTAGCTACACCATTGATTATATGATGACCACCTACAAGAAATCTACCATGCCCATCACCATGCTTTTTGGCACACTCAGCAACATAGTATTCTTCAGCAGTTTGAAAACTATTAGACTTTTTAGCTACTGTTCCATCAACATCAACAAAATAATCATAAGACGAAGGGTAAGTCAGAGTCTCAGTAGACCCATCTGTGTATGTTTTTGTGCGAGTTGCACCCGGAGTAGTATTTCTATGAATCCTAACTCGATGACCCTGACTGCACCTTCTTACAATCATGCTTCTGCTTCAGCCTCTTCAGGTTCAGCAGTTAACGATGTGCGGAGCATATTGATGAATGCTTCCTTACCAACAGCTAACTGGTCAGAAATAAACTGATTCGTATTCTGTTTGTTTTGTAAATCATTAATGTGATTCACCATTGATTTCTGTTCGTCAGTCATATCTTCGATGATGTACTCTTTATCATCGAGATTCAAGACTGGCTTTTGTTCTTTTTCTTTTTTAGCCATTATTGACTCCTGTGTTTGTTAGTTAATTATTTTGCTTCTAACGCTTCTACTTTTGCAGTTAATTCTTGTACTGCCTTGATTAGAGGTGTAATTAATTCTGTTTCACCAAGTTCTTGCATACCATCTTTACCCTCACTCCATACTGGAAATTCTGAGTGACCAGCCTTATCCATAGCTTCTTTTACTTCTTGAGCTATGAATCCATAATGTTTTCTATCTGGATTTTTTCTTTCAGTTTCATTTTTATCATATCCTGTAAATTCTTTTGGATATTCACTTGGTGCTTTTTTCTTATATATAACTGGTCGTAGGTTTTTGATAAATGATAATCCTAAATCACTATCTTCAATATCTTTTTTGATTCTTATATCAGATGAATGCGACCATGTGGCATTCTCACCAAAATCACAAGTAATAAAATCAGATGCTCTTCCAATTTTAACTGTTTCTGTACCCGCCCCAGCAAAAGCATTACTTGCATCCACACCAGCTCCAATAACTATTTCATAAGTGACATCAACAGCACTTGCCTCGGTATGGAAACCAACAAATACATTATTTGTCCCCGTTGTAATAGTATCACCAGCACCAGCACCAATTGCGACATTGTGATT